CGAGCTGTAAACTTTCCTCCGCTCTTTTCCGGGTTCGCTTTCCGGAAGGTACACTCCAATTCATCACCAAACTCATCAAAGTAATGGTGGGGTATGAGGATAACATTTGATCGAAGGAAAAACGCATTAACCTTACCACTTTTCGTCTCTCTATGGATGGTGCCATAAACAAGATTCTTAGCGACGATATCATAAAGAACATTAGTCGTCACAGTCTTGGAGAGAGTTGTGATGGGCAAGGGTTTGCGACTAACCTGCGTCCAGACATTTTCTTCACCATCACGCGCAGCCACTTCCTCTTCTGTGCGAGGCTCCAAAGAACCTTGTGACACAAAATTTGCAACACGTAGCAATTTGCACAATGTGTATAAACCTCCCAAACAAACGACTGACTTCGTCGCTATGGAGATCCAATGTGTTTTGCAATGGTTGATAATATTGGAAATGGTGACACTAGATCTGAGTTTCTGGTATGCTTGTTCCCGAAGCAAATTAACAAAGTACAAATTCGCTAGGAGGTACACAAAAGTGCACACAATGAAGGAACTCGAAAATCCAATGGTAGAAGAGAGATGATAACAACTATAACCCAACATGGCAAGTAACACACCTGAATAGTGCATATAATTGCGGTATAGATGATCGCGAAAGAGATAGCATGCAAGTAAATTTGCAAATCTTCCGCGCAATAGTCTATTGGGCAAAAGTGGAACTTGTGAGAATGTCCCGTAGAAACGTCGTACAGACTCCACGGAAACATTTTCCATGTCAAAACCAAATTGCGTAGAAACGCCATGGTCTGTGCAATATCCACAAAGTTGTTTACATCCTGGCTCTGGACATAGATCAACATTATCAACACGAGAATTGTTCTTTTCCTCGAGAAGGAATTGATGCTGACGATGAAGATCAAATTGTTCGGCCAAAAAGTTACAAACCTTCTGAATGCAAACCTTTTCCATTTTGTTACCTTTCCACTCGCAGACCTTATAGGTAGATGCTGTTTTCGGACCAACTTCAACAGCTTAAATCACAGTAATCTCCCAAATGTCATGCAAAAGTGGAGGCGAGAATATTCCATTTTCTGTGTAGTGTGCAACAACTTTAGATGTGTCAACACCTTTATTGTCGTTTTGAAATTCTGTCTTCACACTCACATCTAAGACGTAATGAGCACGTCGTTGAATGGAATGGGGATTGTTCGAATAGTATCGGGCATCTAGATCTTGAACATTTGTGGTGATTGAAACCAATTCCGGTTCTAGAAATATTTTGCCTTTCTCATTCAAACTCGCCATAGGAGGAGAAAAGGGTACATTGTTGCAGATGTTGATAATAGTCTGTGTAGGACTATGATCCATTTTATCAGCTCTGGTGTTAGCAAAATCATCTATCTTAACTTCCAAGACATCAGACTTCACTCCATCCCAGTGCTTCTTACAACCGTCCTGATTGTATTTGCGTGATGGATCGTTATCAAGTTTCTGCGAAAGGAACAAGTATTGACTAACTTGCTCACAAACGGTTGATTTACCGACTCCACTGTCACCAAAATACTCCACCACAAAAGGTGCTCTTCTAAAACCACAGTGGATCTTGAAGAAGGTGAAGTTCTGGATCATAATGTTGAGTTGTCGGTATTTGTCTTCTGCTAGACGTTTATCAAATCCTTGCGACACTAACATGAGTGCTTCGATCTTTTTGAGGAGATCTTGCAATTCTCCATAGTAGTCAGTTTCAAGAATATCCGTCATCTTTGTAAGATTGCCATTTCGGAAAAGATCCCAGTTAGCTACTGCTTTCGCATACTGGATTTCCAATTCGACACTTTCAGAAGACGCCCATAGAGGAACAAGAGAACCGGTGCGCCAACAGGCATACACCGATTCTGTGAAGTAAATAACGAGATCACACACAGCAGGGACAAGATCACCTGCTTTAGTGCAAATCCCTTTCACATTGGGTTCCAAAAGGGTGTAGTTGTTCAATTTGAAGGTCAAATCCGATGCCTTGCATAAACCTGAAATAACAAGCACTCCCAACAATTTAGACAAATTAGTGAACAATCCATTTGAAATAGACTGCTTCCAATTATTGCTGAGATTACTAATCAGATTGATCCAGGAATCGTTATTCGACGAACCATCAGATTGTGGTTCAAGTTGCGAAGTGAGGCCAAAGTTGCTCAAAATGTAAGGCAACAATTCTTCAGCCACACTCGTATCTATCATTGAACGAACATAGAGAATGACACTTGATACAACGCCTTTGAGAGAGCGTGCATCCTTGATGGATACAAACAGGGCTATTACACCCTCAACGTGTCTGATCACATCTTTCGAGCTCTTAATATTTAGAGTGTCCAACATGGTGTCAACATAATTGGTACACATAATGATGTCGTTTACGCCGTACTGTGGCTCAAAAACAGTACAATCGACGGTAGAGGCTGGTCGGGCCTGGTGCATGGTGCTAGTCAAAGCTAGCTGAACGTCCTTAGAGCGGTTTCCCTCCGCAATAGTAAAGACCATGCTTGATCAGAAAATTTAACACACAAATGATCAAAAGTGTGCGAGATGTCTTTCCATCAGTCTTTGGTAAACTTTAATAATACATACTGCGCTCTAACTAACTTAATAGGAGCAATACAGAATGTAAAAGAACATGAGATATTACCATATCATTGAGAAAATTGCCAATCAAGTAGTCTACTAATGTAGTAGCACCTAGATTGACTGGAATCGCATCCACAGCGACCAAACTGTG